GTAGGTATAGGAACTCCTACTCCTAGCTCTAAACTTGAAATTGTGACACCAATAACTAATGATGGTATTACTTTTAGGTATAATCCAACAATTGGTAATTCAAAAATAGGTGTACTATTTGATACTGGTGATATTGCTGGAAATGTAATGACCTTTAATATTAGTAATACTGCTAGTGTAGCAGTTGAAAGAATGAGGATTAGAGGTGATGGTAATGTAGGAATTGGAACTCTTAATCCTACTGAAAAACTTCACGTAGTTGGTAATATTAAAACTACTGCTGGCTTAACTGTTGACGGTGCATCTACTCTTCAAAATCAAGTATATTTAGGTTCCGCAGACCCTAGTGTTGGCATTACTTTTATGCAAGCTATTGCTTCTGATTTAGTTTTAGGTTGTAGAGCTGGCACAAGGGTTGTTGAAATTAGAAATGGAAATTATGCAACTCCAAATTATAATGCTTGTGGAATACATACAGGTTCGGGTCAATTTGATGGAAACGTTCAAGCAACAACTTATAATGGAGTAAAATCATTTAAAGGACTAGGTGGTCAAGTTGGAACAAATGCACCAAGTTTTATAGTTTTAAGCAACTCTTTAAGTGGTAATCCTGTTTGGACTAGAACAGGAGTTGGTACGTATAGAGCAAATTTAACAGGAGCGTTTATTGCAAATAAAGTGTTTATCTTAATTACAGAAGGAATTGGTGGATTTGTAACAATTTATTCAAGAATAAGCAACGATGTTATTGAATTTTATACGTCTGACCCAAATGGAAACTTAGTGGATAATTCTTGGAATCTTGCTAGTATATCAATAGAAGTTCACCCATAATTAAAATGAAAAATCTAAAAAAAATATTCGTGATAATGTTTTTTCTGTTCTTTGTAAACGGCTGCAATACTAATATTTATGTAAATCATACATTAACCCCAAAATTAAACATAAACCCAGCCCCAAAAGACACGGTTTATAAAACAGACACGCTTGTAATTAAATAATAACTTAAATATATAATTATGAAATTAAATTTTAACATTCCAATTTTAGACTTGGAAGACAAAGAAGTGGATAATTCAAATATTGGTAAAACAATAGCAAATGCATTGCATCAATCACGCACAGGAGACGCTTTAAAATATTGGGATTGGGCTAAAAAACTCTATAAAGGTGAGCCTTTAGACCTTGATCCAAGTGATGTTCAAACACTGAAAAACTTTATTTTAACAGACGAGAATTTCTTTGTCATATTAAGAGCGCAGGCACTTGCTGTTTTTGATGAAAAACCAGCTCCAAAAAAGTAACAGTTTTGCTTATTTTAATGCAAATTATTTACACTAAAAAATACAAAAATGCAAGCAGTTCATCATTACATTTTAGAAGTCAAAGACCCATATAAAGACGAAATTGAAGTAGGTGAAATAAAATTATTTATTGATAAAGACATTTTAAGAGACCGATCAGTTAATCGTTTTGGAAAAATTATCAATGTTCCAATAAAGGGAAAAGATACAGTTTTGCCTATTGGCTACGAAGTGATTTTTGATGCCACTATTTTATATCAACAAAGATACAAAGAGGGCGTACAAGACAGTATTTTTTTAGTTGACAAAGATAAGTCTTGGTTTAAAATTTTACCCGAAATGATTGTTTTGTTTCGTGAAAATGACAAAAGTGAGTGGAAAGGATTCAAAGATAATTTAATGGTTGCTTTCATTAAAAACAAGCCTGTTCTAAAAGGTGATATTCTAATTCAACCCGAATCAGAATATGTTAAAGGCAAGGCAATTGTAAAATATGTAAATGATTTTTTAGAAGAACAGGAAGTAAAAAACAACCAAGAAATATTTATTAATCCGCGAGCAGGAATACCGTTTTATTTTAAAAATGAAACGCTACAATGGATTCGTAGTAAAGATGTATTAGCGGTATGAATTCAACAGAAAAATTATTATCAACCCGAAAGGAGTCGATCAAGGAATTAGTAGAAAGATACAAAAAATTGGTTGATGAAACTTGTGCAATAGTCAACAAATCTTTACCAGAATTTGAAGACAAAGAAGATGATAAAGGTGTAATTATTCAAACAGGAGAACAACGCTTATTTCATTATATCGAAGTAAGAAATCAGGCTCTTGATAATGCTAATAAAATGCTTTTTAAAATAAATGAACTCGAATTAGAACTCGCAGACCCCGAAGCATTTTATAAAGAAAAAGAGCAGGAACATCAACAAAATGATACTGAAACAAGATCGTGGACTAAACGAAATGCAATAAAAAAAGAAGAGTAATGATATTTTATTTAGGGCATAAATTAGAGGGTATTGTTGACCATAAAGTTAGAAAAAACCGTAACGAGGTTCGTTCTTGGAAATATGGCTATGATGCTTCTATTGATGTAATTATCATATCAAAAGATGGTACTCTAGGTGAAATTTATTATATGAATGGTTTAAAAGTAGGACTACCCGAAAAACCAAACGACAAAGATTTTAGTAATTATCAAAAAACAACGGAGAATCAAAAATGGGAACGTGATATAATTCCAGAGGGATTAAACGCAAAAACTCAATTTAAACCTCAATACAGCGCATTCATTGAAAGTCAGTTTAAAAAAAGAGAAGAGGGAATTTGGCTTTTTTTAAACGGAAAGCCTGTGTATTTAACAGGAACGTATTGGTTCTTTCTTCAGTACTACAAAGAAAGCGGTGTTCACCAAAATTTAAGGATTATCCAAAATGAATTAATGATTTATTGGGAAGCTTGCAAAGCTGACGATAGATGTTATGGCGTTGATTATGTAAAAAACAGACGTTTTGGTTGGTCCGCATTATGTAATAATGAACAATTAGAAGCCGGAACAAAAACCGAAAACAAAATTTTAGGCACAATTTCTAAAAAAGGAAATGACGCGAAAAAAATGTTTGTCCGTTTAGTACGTGCCTTTAAAAAACTGCCTTGTTATTTCACTCCTGTCTATGACGGTCTTACTACTCCTAAAACAGAACTTGTTTTTTCTGAACCGTCCAGAAGACGTAGAACAGGCGAAAAAATTATTGATGATGAAGACGGATTAGACACTGTAATAAGTTGGCACAATACCGAACTCAACGCAATGGACGGTGAAGAGATATATCGCTCTTCTGTGGACGAGGGTGGTAAGTTCCCAAAAGATGTTCCTTTTTCAGAGTATTGGCAAATTCTAAAAACAGCGCACCGTAAAGGAAGTAATATTGTTGGAAAATCAATGGTAGGTTCTACGGTAAATGCCATGAAAAAAGGAGGTTCTGAATTCAAAATTGTTTGGGACAACTCTGACCCGCTTGAAAGAAATAAAAACGGTGAAACCAAATCAGGATTATATAGAATTTTCATTGATGCTGCCTTTTGTTTAGAGGGATTCTTTGACTCTTACGGTTTTTCAATTGTTGAAGACCCAATCAAGCCAGTTTTAAACGATATAGGCAAATTTGTTAGTATAGGTTCTGATACGTATTTAAAAAATGAATTGGAGGGATTAAAAGATAATCCAGAAAAATACAATGAATTTTTAAGACAGTTTCCTAGAACTGTACGTGATGCTTTCCGAGATGAAGCGACAGATTGCTCTTTTAATTTATTGAAAATTATTGAGCAAATGGATCACAATGAAAACGAATTGTTGCCAACGGCCGTTGAGAGAGGAAATTTTTCATGGGAAAATGGAATACCTGATACTGTAGTGAAATGGAACCCAAACCCAGAGGGCAGATTTTGGATTGCAGAGAATTGTCACCCACCGTCAAACATTAGAAATAAAAAAGAAAAAAAAGTGATCAATGGTGTGTTAGCATGGGCGCCATTGGCTTCGCATATTGGTTGTTTTGGAGTTGACCCCTATAACCGAAGCAAAACCGTAGATAGTAGAGGTTCTAAAGGCTCTTGTCATCTATCAACTAAAATGAACACGAGTGTTCTTCCAAACAATGCTTTTATTGTAGAATACATAGACCGCCCAGCTACAGTTGAATTGTTTTTTGAGGATATGTTAATGGTTCAAGTTTATTTTTCAATGCCTATGCTTTGTGAGTTATCCAATGAAAAGTTTTTATCTATGATTGTGCTTCGCGGTTATCGACACTACAGTATGAACAATCCTTTTAAACCTTATAAAGATTTAAGCCCAACAGAAAAAGAATTTGGCGGGATTCCTCCACAGGATGCAAAAGTTGGAGCGCAACAGTTCTATGCTGTAGAAAGTTACATTGAAGACTATGTGGGAGTGGCAAGAGAAAATAAAAACCGAATGGAGGGAGAAATGGGATATATGCCATTTACAAGGACACTCGAACAATGGAAAGATGTAGATGTAACGCAACGTACAAAATATGATGCTTATATCAGTTCTTCTTTATCATTACTGGGAAATCAAAAAATTGAAATCAAAAGAGAAGTTAAAAAAATACATTTCGACCTCTTTAAACAATACGATAACTCTGGTTTAATGTCAACAGTAAAAGCTTAAAAAAATGGACACAATTAATAAAACAAACACCTACGCTATCCCTGATTTATTAGCAGGCGACACCGAAAAAAGCTCTGATACTTTCGGGTTGCAAATGTGCCATTTTATAGAGAGCGAATGGTTCAACGGTGGCATCACAAACACTAACTGTTTGTTTATGACTCGTAGGGATTGGATAAGAGAAAAACGCTTATTCAACAGAGGTCAGGGCGATCCTGCCGACGATAAAACCCTTATGGATAGAAATTCAGGTGATTTGCAATATCTTAATTTGGATTGGCAACACCTTAATTTATCTCAAAAATTTGTCCGCATTGTTTCTAATGGTATCAATGATAACTATTACAATTTAGACATACGAGCTTTTGACCCCACTGCTGTTAAAATGAGACAAGAAAAAGTCGATATGCTAAAAACAGCTATGTATTCAAAACCAATGCTTGAACGTGCCAAAGAGATGGGTATGCCGGATTTGGTACCGCAAGGTTTTGTTCCTGAAGACGAAGAGGAACTAGAATTATATATGCAAATTAAAGACCGTCCAAAAATCGAAATTGCAGAGGAAATTTTGATTAACTACATCAAGAAAACTAATGATTGGGACTATATTGAAAAAGAAAAAAACAAAGATTTAGTAGAATGTGGTTTATGTAGTGGTCGGGTTTATACTGATAAAAATGACGGTATAAAAGTAGAATACATTGACATTGAGAGTTACGGACACAGTTTTGTCAAAAAGAACAATTTCAAAGATGCTTTTTATCATTTTTACGTAGACACTATTAGTATTAATGATATTAAACGAGAAAGCGGTTTTAGTGAAGAAAAATTAAGAGAAATAGCTAAAACCTATAATGCAAGCAACAATATCACTTGGGACGTTGATTACGGTACTTGTAATATTGACAGGATTTTAGGTGCTAGAATTCATGTAATGAGATTTTGCTTTAAATCCGCAAAAAAAATCACGTACAAAAAAACTACAAATAAAAATGGACAGGTTGTAAAAATCAGCAAACGAGACGCTTCCTATAGTCCACCTGAAGAAATGGGCGATTTAGCAATTTCAAAAGTACTAGATACTTGGTATGAGGGCAGTTATATTGTGGGTTCCAATTATATCTATGACTATAAAGAATGTGAAAACCTTGTTAGAGACGATCAAAACAAGGCTTTAGCTCCTTTTATTACTCGTGCGACAAATATTTACAATAATCAACTACACTCGTTTTTAGCAGACATTCAGCCTGTTTGTAAACAATTACAACGCCAACACCTTAAAGTTCAACAATTAATTGCTGAATTGAAACCAGATTTGATAGAAATTGACCTTGATAGCCTTGCTGATTTAACAGCAACAAAAGGCAACAATAAAAAGAAAAATTGGGAAATCGCTTTAAGCCTTTTAAATACCAAAGGGGTAATTATTAAAAAGCGTGTTGATATGGGTGAAATGGGCATGAAAGACACCGCTGGTGCCAGACCTATAGGAAATGATCAAGGAAGCGCCCTTATACCTTTATTAAATACGTGGGCAAAATACTACAATTTAATACAAGAATTGACAGGGGTTAACCCTGCCAGAGACGGCTCTTTGAGCGAGGATTCTCTAGTTGGAGTCAATCAAATGGCTCTACTCGCCAGTAATACAGCAACACAACACATTGTTGACGCTGCTACAGATTTTAATAAAAGATGTTGTGAGGTAATGTCTTCCAGAATTCATGT